TGACATACGGAAGGAGTGCTTCGTGGACTACGATGTTCAGTACCTTGAAGAGGCAAAGGAGCCAATGACATGGCTTCGTTTCAAGACCACTTATTTGAGGACGTTTCATGACATTTACACCGATGAAATCCGTGAGATTTTCACTCTTGTCAATCATCTGCCTTTGAGTGAGACCTCGGGCCGCTACTGCATCTGGTATTGTCCGAACAAAGCCACTTATGTCGGGTTCGATCGTAAGTTCGGATGGTTCTACACCGAAGTCTTCTCCAACGAGTTCATTTACGTCGACTCCTCCACAATCTCGAACATCGTCTGCGATGAAGCCGTTCGAGCAGAGACAGGCATTTCGGATCTTTGAACATAATCGCCCCTTAATAATTCGATAATGCGCACATATTGATGACAACGTGTCATATAAAGTATCTGACAACGTGTCATCAACAAGTAAAAGCAATCGCTAAAATAACACAAGCAAATATGTGCCCCAGTTCACCCTGACGACCTGTCACATAAGTAGCGATCAACGCCCACCTGCCGGCATACTGGATCTACAACTCAATACTCCAACCCATCCCAGAGCAAAGGAGAACCCAATGGACATCAAGGTCGAGGTCAGCAAGGTCGAGGAGGCCGCATGGGGCGTCGTCGCCGCCATCCGGGCAGCGGAGGACGATGGAACCGTCAACGAACTGGCCCAGGTCGCCATCCGGGTGGCACAGGATCTGATTGACCTGGCAACAACCCAGGATGATGACACGGTGTCATGGATCTGCCGCGACATCATCACCACCCTTCGCCTTACCAAGTGGACGGTTAGGCTCCGCCGGGTCGCGGCGGACGAGGTGGAGGCCATCGCGGACGCCTGCACCGCCTTGTGCTGGTAGAACCTTGAACTAACCGCCCGGTCGGTGCGAACTGACCGGGCGGTTAGTTATTGCCTCATCTACCAACCGACCATTAGGTTGATAGTTGCTTGCATCAAAACCTACCGACTGGTCGCCAAATTTTTTCCTTAATTAACTACCCGGACCAAACAAAGTGACCTGAGTGTAATAAACCGCTCGGTAGGCCAGAAACCTACCGGGCGGTTCATTCAATACTCAATCATTGGACCTGCGCCGTCTGCCACGGCTCCTGCCACGACGCGTTCGCCAACACCGGTACCCGGTGCACAGCGATCACATCCATCCAGCACTGGCCCATGTCATCGGGGCAGTACACGAACGCCCTCACTTGCTTCATGTTGGCCAATTCAATCAAGTTGAGAGGCGCCTGAAGGATCACCGCCACCATCTCGTAGGACGACAACTTGTCGATTGTCGCCGAGCTCCTGTACTTCACGTTCGTGGTCGCCTGATACTCGATACCCAGCTGGAGACGGGTCGTGTCATGTGCGCCGCCCACGAAGTTATTGCCACGGATCTGCACTGTGACAGCCATATATCTGGCCCAGGATTTCAGCCACGGGGTGGTGACAGTACTACCTTGCGACAGTTTGATCGTCGAATCATCCACCAAAATCCCGTTGTGTAAGCATGCTTTCAGCTGTTCATACGAGTAGTAGGCAGACTGCTGGGCGAACGCAGGAACATACGCCGAATGCCCCGGATCACCTTTGGGGCCTCTCTCCCCTCGGTCCCCTTTTTCTCCTTTCTCACCTTTGTCTCCCTTGGCGCCTTTCTCACCAGGATCGCCCTTGTCTCCCTTGAGGCCTTGCTCACCCTGGTCACCCTTGGGCCCGCGCTCCCCCTTGAGGCCGCGCTCCCCTTGCTTGCCGTCCTTACCGTCTTTTCCGGGCGGCCCTTCCAGCCCAACACCGATAGGACCACGACGGCCACGTTCTCCTTTGTCTCCAGGGGGTCCAGGGGGGCCCTCGGGGCCTTCAGGGCCACGGTCCCCTTTGTTTCCTTGAGGCCCTCTGATGCGCCCGGCGGCGATCTGCTCGTAGATCCGTGAGGCGGTGTCCTGCACGCCCTGTACCTGCCGCTCGATCTCGGTGAGGTGCGCGGGAGACACGGGGTAGGAGGAGATGAGGTTGGTGATGCGGTTCTCGCCTTCATGGATCTGGCAGTGCATATCGATGATGGGGACCCGCATCATGCCGGCCATCCGGGCGAGCACGATGTGGTATGTCCACGGGGGTGGGGGGTTGGTCATGTCGTTGGGGGCGTGGACGGGGACCGAGAATTCGCCGTGGACTTTCTCGGTACGGGGTTCGACGATGACGCCGTCGTCGGCGATGACGACCCTGGGGTCGGGGCTGATGGTGAGCGTGCCCGTTGCATCCATCCCGGATGAGTCGGTTACACGCCCGGTAATGAATGCGACGGGCATCTCAGGTCACTTCTTTTCCAGGATCTCGATAATGCGGGCGTTCTGGGTCTCTGCGTGCTTGACGGCCTCCCGGATCGCACACATCTCCTGCCATGTGGCGCGCGCGTACCAGTTCATGTCACCTGCAAAGTTCTTGCCTTCCTGGCCGCTACGGAACAGTTCGTAGATGGCCTTGAGGTACTCGGTGCTCTCACTCATGTCAATATCATCTCCATTTTCGTTGTCACCGCGGTACCGGATGACCCGGTACCACTTGTATCCAGTTGTGAAGGGGTGGGACCAGTAGTCGACGGCGCGTACCTCGCCGCCGCTGTCGCCCCTGTAGCCGTCGATTGACCCGTCCTCAGCGATCCATGCCTCACACAGTAGCATGTGGCCGATCATGCCGACGTGTCCGTCAGCAAGCAGGATGTCGCCTTCTTCGGGCTCGTAGTCGTCGTCCCACGCCCAGTCGTCGCACTGGCCGGACCGCTGCGCCTGGTAGAGCAGGGACCCGGTCCACATGTCACGGGTGAAGATTGGTGCGCCGGCCCACGTAAAGACGGCGCACACCATTTCTGAGCAGTCGACGTTCACCATCCGTGAGGTATCGTCCGGCCCGCTGAGCTCATAGATGGTGAGCCGCTCCGGCTGGCTGTAGCCGATACAATCGTTTTGGGTGATCCGGTACGCAATATCGCCCAGAGAACTATTAGTCGTCATTCACGTTCACATCCGCGATCGCCAGCACTGCCGTGACGAGGCCGGTGACGACAGGGACCGCCTCCTGTGCGATGACGCCATAGAAGGCGGCGAGCGCGAGGACGGCGATGGAGACCCGGTACAGGTAGCGTCGGGTCTGGGGCTTGAGATTCATTTTTCCTCCGTGTTTTTGACGACGCGCGAGACGTCGTTCTCTATTTTTTCCAGGCGTTCCATGACGCCGGGTCTACGCGGCACGCCGGGGCGCGCCTCTGTGCCCCGCCAGTCGTCAAGCATCTGCGATACTCGGTGCATCTGGCGAGACATCCAGGCAATCATTCCGATCATGACAGTGACGAGGCCGCACCATGTCGCCATGATCTCGGCGTTGATATGTAGTGTCACAGGAAAAGCTCCTGAAATGAATTGCGGGAAGCTGCACAATCAAAGAATGCCTCCCCGTTCCGGTACCGTGCCCTGAGCCATGCAGGGATATTGTCGCTACGAATCAACCCGATCTCCCCTTCCCTGATATCGTCAGTGATAGTATACAGCACCTCGTCCTTCTTGGGCCTCCGGCGCTGGATAAACACGGCCCGTACCGACTTCCACACCGAGAAAGACCCGGCATCGCAGCGGATAGTAAACATGTACTGCGCCCTACCGTCTTTCTTGCATACGAGTCTGCCGTCGTTGTCGCGGAACGCGTTGTCCACGGCGTAGTCCGCGTACGTGGGGTCATAGTGCTCAATGAAGCGGCCGAAACGCGTGTTGCGAACCTCCTTCGCGAATCGTTCGGACTCCACGAAGTGGGCGATCACGAATCCGTCACCGAATTTCACGAACTCGTGATCGCCTGGCATGATCTGCCACTGCGCGAAATACGGGTTCATGATGCTCACAGAGTTTGACAGCATGAGGACGCGCGTCTTGTCCTGGTATCTGTCTACGGTGCTGTAGAAATCCAGTAGTTTTCGTACCTCGTCAGGAAGGTACCGGGTGATTCCTGTCTCGATAATAAACTCATCAAAAATGATTGTCGTGACATTAGGGAATGGCACTGACTTCACGTTCCCGGCGGTGCTGAGCGCAAGAAAATAGCCGAGCGGGATCCATTTCTTGTCCCCCTCCACACGGCCACACGCCGTCCGCCCCTGCATGCAGAACTCCCACCCCGGGAACTCATACGCAATATCGTCGAAAAACGTCGACACCTGCTTAAGCTCCGTATTGTAGCGCCGCAAGTAAATGAACGTCTTACCATGCCGGATAGCGTTCTTGATCGCGATTTTCTTCGCGCCATAGGTTTTACCGAGCCCCCGCGCGCCCATCACCATGTTAATGGCGGCACCGTATGAGAGAACGTTGTCGTAGCTGTAGTATGAAAAATCAGTCACAGGTACCGCCTCAACTCCCACGAACACCCCGCGAACATAGAAAGGTTCCCGTAGTGTGGCTCCGAATGCCCATCCGGCCCCCGGGCCCCAATACTCTCCCCGCCGCCGTCACCGCCCGTACAGTACTCGATATGGCCGCCCCCCGAATACCAGCGGCACACAACCAGATCTCCTTCCTTCACCTGGTCATAGGCGTTGAAAGACCCCTCGCCCTCGGCAACAACCCAGCCGCTGCTGGTGTTGCCGAAGATCTCGGCAGTCCCGCCTGGCCCAATATCAATGTCGCAGCACGTCTTGTACAGCCACCAACAAAACCCGCTACAGTCAGTGACACCAGTCTGGTCCGGGTGCAGGCGGGCCTCATACCACTGGTGATACTCGAACTTCCCGATCGAGTCGATGGCCAGCTGGGTCATCTTAGAAGCATCGCCGCCACCACCGCCTCCGCCGCCGCCGCCGCCAGAATCCTTCTTCTGCTCACGCTTCTCGACCGTTTTTTCGGGGCGATAGTATCCGTCAGCGCTAGGGTAGGCCCTAATAGTAGAATCGTCCGTAAGGAAGATGGTGAGGGACCCGTCGTTGCTGGAGCGGATGTATTTAATGCTTTTGGACTTCTCACCCGCTTTCAGGCCCCGGAGCTCGTTCGCACCCATGTCGTTCCCGGACTCCCCCGGGTCCAGTTCCACGCCGTTGGTCTCCAGATTCGCGATCATCCGGTAGGCGATCTCATACCGCTGCCCGACCGCATACCACTCACCCTCGTATTTGATGGCCGCGGCCATCGAATCAAGGGTCGCCGGGGTCCCCGCGCCAGCTGCCAGCCGCCCCAGGATCGCAGCGTAATTCCCCCACCGGTGCATCACCACGATCAGCAGCATGCACGCCTCAGTCTCACCCTCAGGGTCCATTCCCAGCTCACGGCACCTGGGAATATAGTCCTCCTCAAGATCCTGCAACATCTGCGAATTCTGGATCCGGTGCCCCTCATCAGAGTCCAGGGCGGAGGACAGGGCGCTCCGGTCGCCCGACCCCAGGTACTGGTACTTCCTGGCGCCGATCGTCCACGAGTCCCTGCCCTCCGCCAGCCAGCCGTCGACGGTACCACCAAAAGACGTGCCCGCAGAAAACCTCTTCAGCAGGTCGTATGCGCGCCCCTGCGTCCACTGGCCGATGCCGAGGGACAGGGTATCGGGAGCCGAGATGATGCCGTAATCATTGCTCGCCTCCACGGTCGCCAGGGTGGCGATCATGCACTTTTTGTGAGTATCGTCGAAAGCCATGGTGATCAGTGAACAGTAATGTGAGTGTTCCTCATGAAAATGGTGGTGTCACGGTCCGTGGGGCCAAGGTAACGGAGAGACACCTTGTACTCGCCCGCCCCCTCGTCAGCACGGAAAATCCCCGACACCTGGGAGTGCACATACGCGCCCTCCCACGGCCCCTGGGATCCCGCGTTGGCCATCCACACGCCCGCACCCGAAGGCTTCACAAGGTACAGGTACCAGTGGATGGCGTTCGACCCCTGAGTGTCATGGTGGGCGTTGCCGGTCACAGTGATGACGTCGTTGGCGTCGAGAGTCATCTTCCCTTCAACAACCGTCTTAGAGGTGGAGTTGTTGTCGGAGCGCATCTTCCGGTCGGTGAGGCCGTCCGTGAACTTGTAGTACCTGGTGCGAAGGTTCGCGGCCGCGTTACCAGCAGTCTTGGCCTCGGCGATACCGCCGGCGAGGCTTGCCGCCGTGTTCTGGGCGTTAGCGGCGGCCGCCGACGCCGCATCCGCCGCCTGGGAGGCGTTATTCGCCGTAGAAATTGCAGAGTTCGAGTTTTTGAGCGCGTTGTTTGCTGAGGACGCCGCCGACGTCGACGCAGCCACCGCCTGCTCCGCCAGCGTCTTCGCCTCACCCGCCTTAATCTTCGCATTCTGCGCGTCACCCTTCGCGGTCGCAGACACGGAGAGCGCCGACTGAGCGGCCTCCTTCGCGGCGGCAGTATTGTCCGAGGCGTCGTTAGCGGACGCGAGAGCGGAAGTGGCGTCCCGGGAGGCGGCCTTCGCGGTGACGAGGGACTCGCCGAGGGTTTCGTCGATCTTGCTCATGGCCCCATTGAAGTCTCCGACAATGTTGAAATGGTCGGAGTCAATGTACTGGGGGAGACTAAAATTCTTGGTGTGGTTGGTTGCTGGCATTGTGTTCTCCTTTATTTATCGGCAGACCCGCTTTTGCAGGTCCTTGATCGTGGCCGCTGCGATAGCGGATAGCGGCATGGTGGAAATGGGCTCGTTACCTGTGGATAGGGCCTCGTACACCTCGGATAGGGCGAGGGAGACGTGCATGCGGCGTCCCGAGATGGGGGAGTGGATGTATTCGCGACTGTAGGCGTCAACGAAAATCTTACCCTGGGTCTGGAGTTCACTGATAGTCATGGGCAGGTCGTCCCACTCCTTGCAGGTGAAGCCCGCGCGGGAGTAGTCGGCCGCCAAGAGGCCGTTGACGAGGACCCGGTTGTCGAGGTCCCGCATGAAATTGTCGAGTGTATCGCGGCGGCCTGTGAGCCAGTTGAAGATCTCGACGTGGTCGTGGTGCATTTCCCGTTGGATTTCCTCGCGGATCATCTCGCGGAAGATATCGAAATCGTCCCGATATTCGTTGATCGCCTCGTTGAGGCGCCGCTTCATCTGGTCCGGGAGGCCCTCATACTGGCCGACCTCGTCACGAATGTCGGACAAGAGCCTGCTGATGCGCGTGTTGTAGTCGGCTGCGAGAGATTCCAGCGACGTGTTGAGTGCGTTCCGTAGGCCCTCGTTCACCCACCTGCGGAGCTCCTCGATCACCTGTAGGTAGGTGAAACCATCACGATACGTGAATGGCACCGTGTTGGTGAGAGCATAGTCATGTGGGACGAGTGAGTAGTCGCCGTCGTCGAACTTGTGGCGCCTAGTAAATTCGGGAATAGATACGGAAGGGGCCGATGTATTCGGATCCGGTGATGCTGTCATTACTACTCCTAATCCCCATGAAAAGCTCCGCGAGCTCACTGATAACCATAAGATCGATGTTAAGGAAGGTCTGCCGCCACGCCGCGATTAGCTGCGCCGTGTGCCCAGTATACCCCCACGAATGGGCCTCCTGCGACGACTCTGCCTGATTAGAGCCACTGCTTTCTGACATTGATTTCGAGGACCCGGAGACTTTGTTGGTTCCGGACCCGTTGGAAGCAACATCCGTGGCGGCGGTCGCATAGTCTTTGTTGCCAGCGAGGCGCACCTGCGGCATCTGGGACTGCACTGTCCTACTAGTGCCGTCGTTTGTGCTGTCCGTCAGGTTCTTCGTGTCGGCCTCTTGTGAGCCCTTGCTAGCCTGCGAGGAGGCCGATTTCTGACCGCTCGTGCTATGCGCGTCCTGTGTGGACAGCGGATCGATTTCCACGAGTTCAGACAGGTAGAGTTTATTGTAGTACGGCATGATCTCATTCATTTTGGTGGACATCTGCCGTATCCACATGTCAACCGATTCAGTCCCGATTTCGTTGTAGTAGTAGTGGTCAATGATCTTCTGATTCAGGTACTCTCGGTACGCCTCATCAAAAATCGGGTAAGAAGAAAGGCCTATACGATTTACCCCTTGCCGTGCGATCACCTCGCGCAGCTCCATCGTAAAATCAGCCATTCGGGTTCATCCCCTCCATATCAGTCGATCCCAGGCCCCCGCCCAGGCCGCCAAGCATCTGCGGGGCCCCGGCGTCAGCGTCATCATCCAAATTCCACTCCACCGAGATGTCTAGGCCGAACAGCCTATTGATCTGGTCGCACGCCTGACGGCGCGCGTTCAGAGAAACCGCTCGCATGGCGAGGACCTGACCGGATGACCCAGAGGCCTCCTCGACCACCATGCGTTCGCGCTTCTCGGAATTGACGTTCATGATACCGAGCATGGTCATGCATTCATTCCAGGTGCGAGACAGGGCCTCGGACACGTACCGGAGCGTGTCCGCACTGATCCCCGTGTTAAATGCAGCCATTTTGTTGGCGAGCGCGTCATGGGTCATCATCTCGGTGCCGAAAATGACCGGCTGACCGTCGACGACCTCTTTGTACACGTTAGCGAAAGTATTGTATTCGTTGTTGTTGACGGCGATCACGAACGGGTGCCGGGCGTGCAGCATGTCGATCTCGAACGTACGTGCGATTGTGGCGAGCCTCTGCGAGTAGACGTCAATAATGTCCATGTCCGGGATACGCATATAGTTCGCCCAAATGGGGACGCATTCTTTCGAGTTCAGGGTCTTCGAGTACAGCATGTTCCCGTACACATTGTACTCGACCGGGTTGTCGTACATGTTCGGGGTCCCGAGACCAGTGCCCTTGAGAGCCATGTATCGGGAGTATTCCTGGTCATAGTAGAAGACAGCGAGGGCGTCGGTGAGGAGCAGCATTTCTAGGTAGCGCATGTCGATTGTGTCAGGCATACCCTGCCAGTTAAAACGATTCATGCACATTTCGGAAATGATTCTCCGGTACATGGACTGGATCACGGCCTCGCGGTTCTTGGCCGAATTGACCTTGGTGGCCGGGACTCCGAAGTTTTCGTAAATATTTTCTTTCACATAGTCGCTACGTGTTGAGGGCATTCTCAGATCCTTATCCCCGCGATCGGCTTATTGTCGGCATAGTCGGTGACCCCAATCTTATTTGGGTCCCGCCACACCGTGACTCCCTTTTCAAGGATACCACGAATTGACTGCCGGAAACCCTCGGGGCAGTCGGACGGCGCCAGGTAGGTCTCTTGCATCTTCCAGTACGTAAAATTAGTCATGCACATGAGATCCTGGGGCGGCTGTACCGCGCAGTTCATTGCGTACCCGTACCGGAGCCAGAACTCGCCGATACGGAACACGGCGCCGGAGTCAATGCACTTCTGACGGCACACAATCTTCCAGTCGTCGGTCGCCAGGTTAAAAGCGTCGCCGCCCTGCTGGCCCACCGTCGTCGGCTGAATAAGTTTCGCGTCCTGCGTCTTAGCATTAATACCCGCGATCGCGTTCGCGTAGTCGCCTTGGGCTGCAAACTTCGCCATCGCAAGATTGCTGTCCGCAATACGGGCCGCATACTGGTTACCGAGCCCCGTAATAGCGGACCTCTGCTCGTTGATCATCCGCTGATTTTCCAGGGTGCTACCGTACTGCATCCCCATGTCGAACCCACCCATGATCGCGGACGCGGCCGCGCCACCAATGTTCCCCGACAAAGCCTGCCCCAGTGAGCCAGCCACAGTGTGAACGCCGCTTGACAGTAGCTGGTTGTCAGCATTGTACTGGGTGCGGGCGCTATCGAACTGATTGTTCAGATCGGTGGTATCCGCCGCCTGCTGGCGTGAGAGCGCCGCCTGGTTGTAGGAGGTCGCCGCCCCGCGGAGAGCCTTCTGCTGCGACCACTCGGCGGACGCGTGCTGGTACACGAGGCTGTGGGCATTGCTGGCCATATAGTTCAGGTAGGAGTTGTTGGTGAGCGCAAACGTCGGGAAGTTCGTGATCCCTGTCATCGCATCGAAGTGCTCTGAATTGTGGTTCTGCCCGTCGGCCACCCACAAGCCCTGGTTCTGACCGTTCACCGTGTACATGATGCGCGGCGACGGCGGCACAATATGAGCCCACTGCGTGATATCCAGGCTCTTGCCCTGGATCGTCTCGGGCTTCACCAGGATCGGGGTCCCCGAAAAGGTTGTCACCTCGTACATCATGTAAGGGGACGTCCAGAACTTCCACAAGTGCCGGTACCTCTCCGGAATAACCTCCTCGTCCCGGAATCCTGGCGCCAAGTTGATTGTCTTGTTGTTCGCCAGGTGCCCCTCCCCGAAGCCCTTCGTCAGCGGGTACACCTCGGCACCAGGACGGGTGATGTTCGCGCCCTCCTTCCCGTCCTCAGGCCCCTTGGTGTTAGGGGTCGTCACCGAGCTCATGCCATCGAAGTTGATGACCCCCTTGGGGATCGCCATGATGCTGATGATGCCCTGCGCCACCCAGGGGACGAACGCAAGCGACTGGGCGAGCGTCTCAAAGGCCCCGTTTGTCATCGCATACAGGGAGCACCCGTTCGGCAGGCCCTCCGCCTTAGAGCCTGATGCGGCCTGGAACTTGGGGTTCTTCACGTCCCCGTACTCCAGTTCCAGGTCGATCGTGGAGGCGACGACGACGTCGTAGTCACCGCTGTCGTATCCGTCCCCGTACCATGTAGCGGCGATCGTCTCGTACCAGGTCTTGCCGATCACGTATTCGGCGCCCATGTCAAGGCCCTCAGGACACGTGAGGTACTTACGGCCGTAGTCGTCCCACTGGTTTTCGGCGGCGATACCGATGTGGCCGCGTTCGACGTAGCAGCGGTTGACGTAGACGTCCTTGAAATACGTCTGCCACACGTCGAGCTGGACGCGGATCTCGACAGTGTTGGGGGCGACGTAGACGACATCGGTGATGAAGTAAAAGAAGCGATGTCTCTTGCCGCCGAACAAATTATTCTCTGCATAAATGTAGTTGTACTTGTTGGCCTCAGAGAAAGGAATATCGAGGCGGATCGGCATACCCTGACCACAGTAGGTGAGGGACTCAATGATCCGGGTCTGCGGGTCCCGGTGCATGTATTTCATCTGGGCGGCCTCGGACTTGAAGACCACCACGTCCCTGTAGTTCGAATCCCAGTTCACCCAGGTCAGGCACACGGTCGTGCCCGGGGTCCAGATCGCGTAGTCGAAATCCAGGCCGAAATCGCCGGGGCGCCTGTCAGAGTTGATCCGTGCCATAAGAGGATACTACCACGCGGAGTGCCCGATCGGTATCGCAACCGGCGGTATCGAAATCGAGAGAAAGAACCGGCCCCCACGATCACCGTGGGGGCCGGCAACAGTGGCGGCGCGTCAGGCGCGCGGCCACATGTTCTTCGCCGCGCTAGAGTACACGGGCACCGTAGTCGACACCGGGGTCTTCGTCACCCGCTTACCCGTCGCCGGATCCACGTACCCCAGGGTCGCCAGCACCGTCAGAGATGCGGAGGTCTCGTCCACCCCGACCTTGAGGATACCCTCATTGTCGATCTGGGTGTGCTGCGAGGACGCCCCGGTCACCGTGTAGTAGACGCCGAACTCGACCTGATCCGCGTCCGTCGCCGTCACGTTGGCGGCGGCCAGGTAGGTGCGGCCGGGGGTGGCCTTGTAGGAGTCGGAGACGACCTTGTCGGTGAGGAGTTCCTTCACCTGACCCATGGTGATCTTGACCTGCTTCGGGGTGATAGTGATCGCGTTGTCGTCGTCACCGGTCCAGAAAAGCACCGCCGGCACAAACAGCGAGCTGGAAATGATACCCCGGTGGTGCATGAAATAGTTCGTGTACCGGCCAGCCGGGTTCACCTGGCTCTGGTTCTCCAGCAGGTTGTCGGCGATCACGAAAAAGTCTTTCGTGGTCAAAATCGCCTGCGCCTTATCGATACCGAAATTGGCCTTCGGGATCGTGACGATACGACCCTCCATCTGGGCGTACTCGACATTAAAAGCGCCCGCCCAGGCCTCAATGCCGATGTTGGCGAGCACCTCGGGGGTGGTGATCAGCACCAGATCCTCGGGCTTCGCAAAAGTCTCCATGTGGGCCGCATTGTACTGCCGCGAAATGAAGGACATGTTGCCGGCGTAGGCCTGCACCTGCTTGATCAAGTTCTTCGCATCCGAGTCGCTAGCGGAAAGCGTCTGAAGGTCAGGGCACTTCGCGTGCCAGAAACCGCCATTGCTCTCATACTCGGCGAAAAGCGAACAGATCAGCAGGAACTCGTCCCACTGGTCCGACGTGGTCGGAACCGCCAGGATCTGGTTCACATACTTCTGAAGACCGTCAGACTCCAGGAAGGCCCTCTTCAAGAGGTCCTGGTTGACGGTGATCTTGTACATGTTCTGCCGGTTGATCGTGTGGAACTGGGAGGCGACGACCGGCTTCTTCTGCGCAAACAGGGCCTCCTCCATGTAGTCGCGCTCGGGGGAGTACTCGTAGGCCTGGATGAGGCCCATCTGGACCTCCTCGATCGTGTCACCGTACTCCAGCATGCCCCGCTTAAAGACAGCGAGGGGATTCTTCCAGGAAATATCGCGCGTGTAGTAGGAGCCGATACGGTTCACCAGGGCGTCAGTGAACTCGTTCCAGTGCTGGGGGTACTTGGTGAGGGCCGCAAGCGTCTGCGAAATATTACCCTTCGTCACCGAGGGGATACGGCGCTTATAGTCGCCACCCACATCATTGCGGATCCGCTCCAGCATCTCCGCATTGTCAATATCCCGGATCTTGCCGAGGTTCTTGCTGGGCATTACTTGTCCTCCTTGTCGTCACGCTTCTCGAAGAAAGCGTCGATCCCGCCGTCGTCCTCTTCGTCATCGGAGTCGTCGGAACCGCCGCCCTCGCTGTCCTCGTTCTTTTCGGGGGCGGACTGTGCGTTCACCTGGGTGAGCAGGTCGTAGTTGGCCGCCTTCATCGCGTTAAGCTGCTCCGCGAGCGTCGTGTTGGATTCGGTGAGCTCGCCGATCTTAGCCTGGGCGGACGAGAACTGGTCCTGCACGCCCTGATATGTGGCCCTAATGTCGTCGTAGATGGTAGGCGGGACCCCGCCTTCACCAGGGTTTTGCACTGCATTGATCAATGCCTCGAAATCCATGTTTATTACCTCCATATAGCGGTAGGCTGGGATTCACCTAGTGATCCCAGCCTACCATTTTTTCACCGGATTGTCGTAGACGCCCTCAGTCACTGACGAGGTGCACTACCGACCGCCGCACGGCATCACCCGTCGTCACGCGGCGTCGCTCTCAGGGTCGCCTTCCGAGTCCGGAGCCTCTGTGTACCCGTACGCGTGAGCCCAGTCGGTGATCGCGTCGCGCACAATGTCGGCGGTCTCGCGCTGGAGCACCCAATGCTGGGCACGAATAAAATCAATAACATCCTTGTTAATACGAACAGTGAAATTGACCTTCTCTTTCTTGGCCATTATTCGACTCCTATAGGTGTAAAAGAAAATGTTGTTTCTTTCAGGACGACCCCGCCCTTAACTCTCTGTGGAACAAGTTTACCATGCCACTCATGCGGCGCAAGCAGATCCCGAGGCGACACGCTCGCAGCAATCTTACGCGGCAGACCCGCAATATGCGTGTCAGGCCTGCCTTCAATCAGCTCACTGTACTGCTTCGCTCTCACGTACACGCCTTCCGTAAAATTCGCCTCACGCTTCCAAGCACCCAGATGCGTCGGATGCACCGCACACCCCTCCGGCGGCTCTGTCCCCAGCAAGTGCAGCGAGTCAGTATCAGCATACAGGAATCTATCAAAGTTCCTCTGCGCCGCCCTCACCGTGTAGTCCCGCGCCCACGCCGTCACAAACACCCCCAACGGCGTATACACCGGGTCGCACGTCTCATGCGGGCCTTTCTTCAACTTCACCACCCCATTCTCCAGCACAGGAATCTTACCTGTCACATCTGTATTCTTGGCGAACTTACCGTACAGCGAATTAAGAAACAATTTAGCAATAGTCCGCTTCCCGCCGGTGGAGACCTCCTTAACATGCATCCATTTGTCAACATAATCCACAATCATATCCTCGGAAGATGCAAAAGAAACCCCACCATGCCACCCTAGGACCTCTAGATCATACTGATCAGACCACAGCGCATAATCCACCGACGACATAGACAACGTCACCGGCTCTTCAATCAACGTCTGATACTCCGTACCCCGAAAAAACGGGTTCTTCTTCACCTGGATACAAGGAACGTGCCTATCCCTAAGGCGCGCAACAATCGACGCCGACGCCACCCAAAGACCCCCCGTCGGAGGGTCGCCCGAAAAAATCTCAGGACTACCATACGGCAAAGGCCGAGTCGACATCACATACGGATACAACGAATTCACGTCATAAACAGACCCTGCACCAACAAGACGCCCTGCCATCAAAACATTAGCGTACGTGAAACCTCCCCTATACGCGTCACGGACACTCGCGTCAACCTCAGTGCTAAGCGTAGGAAACCTCTTCGAAAACTGGCCCGCCCCACCAATGGAATCCTTGTACTCAGCCATGGAATCAGATGACACCGTCATGCGCGTCATCCCCTGAGACAACAGCTCACGCATAGCCATCGCCACGATCAACACATCCCTTCGCAGGTAATCCCACTCCTCATCAGACGGCTCATAACCCTCCGAACGAGGCGAGTCATAGTCGATCTCCCCCTTAGACTCCGGAACATCGAACGCCGTCGATATCACATTCACCGGCATAGGGATCTTCTTGTACGAGTCCCGGTACTCGGTGATCCGACCCTTAAAATTCACCGTGATGCTGTAGAACTTACCCATCCCATCAATAAGCGTGGAAAAAGACTGAGGGACCTCAGGCCTATCCTTGACATGAACATATCCCCGCCTCAACAGTGCATCAATAATGAACGACCCATCGTACGCCAAGTTGTGGAAATAAGTGACAGACGGGTTCTCTGACGACCAATCAAAAAACGAATCAATATCCAGCCCCGTCACATAGCTGCCAAGATCATGCACGCTCATAGACCCCCAGCACCACACCCGACAATCCTCCGGATCTGTCGTGCACTCAAAGTCCGCGACCCTGACGTGCCGCTCTGCGCTGCTTCCGCTTCTTTGCTTCACGCTGCTTCTTGCGCTTCGCACGCCGACGCTCCTTCGCTAGTTCAGGACTGGTCTGAAAGTCAAGTGAATCTGCCATGTCAACCATCTCGGAAAGGTTGTCGGCCACCGTCTCCTGAGAATCAATAAGGCCATCCAAATACCTCTGTGCAATACCCTCCTGACCCTGCATCGCCACCCCGTCATACATCATAGAAAGTTCGTCAGCGAACTTTGAATCATTAGACCACAGGAACCAGAATTTTTTGTCATCAAGGTTGTCGATCTTCTTCTTCAACTGCGCGTACTGAGACGTCCCAATGCGCTGAATCATCTCATCAATCTGATTCCGGGCGGCACGAATATTCTTCTGCCTACCGCGAGTCGTGTTCTGTTCAGCAATCGAGTCAGCAATCCGAAGAGCGCCCTTATCGGAGTAGTATCGTGTCGGCACAGGGAGCGACTTCTTGTTGTAGGAGTAGTTAGTCCCTGACTCCAAATACTGCTTCCTCGGCCTAAAGTGCTCGTCATACTCGTCAACCGGCACACCCACCCACGGGATGAACGTACCGCCAATCTCTCTGCGCTCGGCAGCCTTCAGCTTGTTGTCACGGTCGTACTGATAGATCACCCGCGCCATCGCATGCTTCGAAATAATACTGTCACCCGCGCCACGGTAGTACCCAACCACATTCGAATTAAAATTCTCCAACCGCTCAATATGCTTTTCCACCTGTCGCGTCGTCATCCGGTCAATCGTCGACTTACGCGGATCATACTTCGTCCCCGTAATATCCACGCCGTACTTCCCATTATTGATGTGATCCATCGTGGTCCCGCGCGTGCCCTCAGGCGCATACGTGCCAGCCTTGATCTGAGCGATCTTCTGATCAGCTTTGGCCTGCAACGCGTGCGCCCTCGCACGAAGATCCGATAGTGACATGAAAAACTCCTCCCGCCCCATCCCGTGGGGCGGGAGGAGCGACCATCCCTTCTAGCAGTTAGATCCTATCACACGACCGACAAAGTCAGGTAGCGGAACATGGTGTTACGGCGTGTCGACTTCTCGTCCACCATCACCGTCAGGGGAGCCCCCCAAGTGCGAGGCGGGCCAAAGATAGACAGGATGTTGCGAATCGAATTGAAGACCCCATTCGAAGTAGCCGCATACACACTACCATCCTCGAGGACGATCACGCTGCGGGGCACAGAGATAGTCTCATCCGTCTCGTCAGAGACAACCTCCACCTCCTGAACAATGAAATCGACGACATGGACGGTCTTGCCGACAAGTTCGCGCAGGCTCTCGGCACTGTTGATCGCCGTGTAAACAGTCTTCTTGCCCTCGTCAGTGGAAGCGTCAACGGTGCTGAAGAAGCCCGCGGACTGCATCTCGGCGTTCAGGTTGATTCGAGCAATATCAGTAGACATAATGTTTCTCCTTTGTTTGTATCAGAAAAGTGTGGGGTCGGGGTTGACATCGAGCTTCGCGTCAGGGATCGGGGCCACGCCCGCCTCCCTCGCAGAAAGCTCAATAACCTTTGCTGTCAGGAAATGAATCTCCTCATCTGTCGTATCCAGTGATGGCATGGAAGCGGCTGCCTTCACCCGGTAGCCTTCCAGAATCTGTGCAATCACGTGAGACTTGTCGTCAGTGATCAGAATATTCATCTTGGGGTTGTCGCACTTGACAATATACTGCCCCGTGTTCGCCGACTTGTACGACAGTTCAATAATGTCGCCGTATGCAGTGAACTTCTTCTTGTGATCAGTGAGTTTCATATGCGTAGACTCCTTTCTCTTGTGAGCATGTCTCTACACATAAACCAAACAATGACTCAACATCCTCCTTAGATGAAAGGTTGATCAATGACTGCATGTGCAGGTCGAATATTGGGTGAAAGTCGTTTGGTTGGCGCATAACAACACTAGTTGCGTCATGGTATGAGAAGATTTCGAGTGTGAAGTTCATGAACTTACATGTACACTTATCTCCACTTACCTCAAACAAGACGTTCGATGTCAAGTCATAAAAATTAAACTCTTTCCGCCACTTCATATGAGCCCTCTCTCAGCCATGTGATTCAACAGCTCATGCGAATCATTGAATGCCGCGAACTGGCCGTTAGTCTCCACCCACGATGAAGTCGATGATATTTCCACTATCATAGACGGGGTCTCCATCCTGAACTTTGTTGCCGTCTTCGACAGGGCGCGCGCGAGTTGAATAAGAATATCCCTGCTCATAGTTCTTCTCAATATTCCGGACTGAAACATAGAAAATGCAGTTCACCAAAAACCAGTACGCGGCAATCATTGTGAGCACAATCATCACGATCAGCATCGCAGTGTCGCCGCCTGTCCACTTACTCCTCATCTTTCTCGTCCTCCTCGAAGTAAAGCTCAGTGGTGTAAATTTCTGCTATATGCTCGCGTGTAAGTTCAAGATTTCTGAAGTACCACTTCTCGTCTACAAAACTTACATCCATGTTCTGATAAGGAAAATGATAATCTGTCTCGGAAACCTTGTATGGCCACATGAGCGCTAGGAGTGCTTTGTCTTTCCAGTGACGTTCCATTCCCTCTGCAATGCCTTCCATACTAATTCGTCGTCCGCTTCTTTGCCCTCGATCTGCCAGTAGCCGGGACCGCAATATACAATCACTGTGTTCGTACAGGGAAGAACATATGTCCCCTTCTCGACCCTATACTGCTCCATATAAAGCGCCACGTAATTCGTGATCACTTCTTCATCATCCTATCAATCACCTCACTAGCCTCTGCACGAGTGAGATACCTAGTGGCAGTAAAGACACTGGGCATGTCATGCATATCGTACCCGCCCTTGTGTACGTCCGCAAGGAGGTCCCACACGTTACCCGTGTAGTTATTGACCAAGCGTTCAATAAAGCGACGCTGCTTCATCGTAGGCTCCGCGTCCCTCTTCATCACCATCATGGCGACCTCCCTTCGGTTCGTTGTTGG